GGACTGTTGCTGCTACATCAATTTTCAGATACGGGCTGCACCATCTTGTCATAAGGTTTCCAGACTTTGCCGGAAACTTCATGTGGCAGCCATATTCTTTCAGCTGTTCCTCCTTGTCCTCTGCGTCGCTTTCCATAATCTTTCTGCACGCTTCCTGCTGCGGTGTTTCCTTTGCGCTCATTATTTCCCCGGTTTCCGGGTCTATCCATTCAATAGGCTTGCTGGCTCCTATTCTGTACAATTCCCCAAAGAAGCCGCCTTTTCTCCATGACAGCCGCAGTGGTATTCCCTCTGCGTTTGCAAGTGCCCGCATATAGTCTTGTGTGCAACGCCAGTCCATGTGTCTTTCTGGGTTTCCTCCGTCTATGTCATGGTGCCAGAACTCTATTTTGCTTTTAGGTACTCCCAGTTCACGCAATTTGAAGTATGTTGCTATGCTGTCTTTGCCGCCAGATATTAAAACAACAATTAAGTCGTATTCTTCCAGCGGCAGCAATTCTTCAAGGTATATATCTTTCATGTGCTGTGTTTCTGTTCTTCCCGGCACTCTGGGTTTTATATGCTTTCCGGTTCCATATATGGGCTTATCTTTCTTTCCTCTGGTCACTGGCGTGTCAATAGTGCAGTCAATGTCCTTTATGAACTCCGGTTCAAACAAATTCAGCTGCCCTTTCACGCTTCCACCTGCTTTCTATGCCAGCGTGTATGCTGTGACCCACTTCTTTGTACGTTCATCAAACTTTTTGCCGCAGGTGTTCAGCACGCCTTTTTCTTTTAACTCTGTCATTCTGGGTTGCACCGCCTGCCGTGTGGCAAGCGGTATGTATTTCTTTGCTGCAAGCACTTCTGATACCTCGTAAGCCGTCATTACCTTATGCGGGTACAGTGCGTCTGTTATCCAGTCGTAAAACTTCTGTTTGTCAACTGCGGTTGCTTTCTGTTCCATGCTGTCTTCCTCCTTACTTTAAGGCTATAACGCAATAGCCGTCTTCAAGTGCGCTGCTGGTCGTGTCGTCGTCCATACAGATAATTTTCATGTCTGCCGTGTTTCCGGTTGCTCTGCCGTCCGCAAACTCAATCAGCTTTACTGTGTCACCCTCTCTGTAATCATCATTTTTCAAAATCATGTACGGTCTTGTGCAGTCAACCGCAACGGCTTTCATTTTCTCCGGTGACACTCTGATTGACTTTTCTTTTCTATCATCAGACGGTAAATGCTGCATTTTCTCTTCCTGCTGCATTTCACGCAGTTTCTTTTGCGTTTCCCGGTCAATGGCTGCCTGCTCTTCGTTGTATCTCTCTTCGTCTGTCTTCTGGGCTTCTCTGCGGTTCTCATAGGCATTGCAGCTGGTTACGGTTGCTGTCTTGTCGTGGCAGTCTTCATAGTGCGTACAGCTGTAACAAAGTGACGTTATCTGCTCCGGCTGCGGGTCAACATATTCTGACCGCTTCCCGGCTGCGTCCTCTGTGGCTTCTCCTGCTCCCTCTGTGGCTGTTTCTTCCTGCTGTCCGTCTGTTTCATTGCCTGCGGTGCTTTCTGTCGTTCCTGCGGCTTCCTGTTTCTCTTCCATCTGGCTAATATCCATCTGTCCCGGTATCTGCTGCGACGCTTCCCAGTTCTTCTTTAACTGCTTAATGTCCGATAATGTCAGCACTTCATTTTCCCGGAATACCTCTGCCGCCTGCTTCTGGTAATCTTTCGGCAACCCGGACGCTTCGTAAATGACAGATACAACAATTCTGTTTGCCTTAAATTCTGCCATCAGTTCTGGAATGATATTGTTATAGATTGCCTTGTATCTTCCAACCTGCGCCGGGGACGTTTCTATAATCTCTGCCAGTAAATCACGGGTTCTGCCCGGAATGTTCATGCTTTCTTTTAATTCCAGTACCAGTTTTTCTGTTTCCAGCGCTTCTGTCATACGTTCCCAGTCTGTCTTCTCACGGAAACGGTTTGCCATAATCAGTGCCAGTCTGTCCAGAATTGCGTTTTTCTTCGGCTTGATTAAGATTGGAACCCGTCTGAAACGCTCTTTTCCCTCATCCACCAGCTGCATGACCGCCAGCCGTCTTCTGTGCCCTGCAATGATACGGCGCTTGCCGTCTTCCTCTTCATCAGTCACCAGAAGTGGTTGCAACACTCCCAGAAGTTCAATAGACTGTTTTAAGTCCTGCACGTCTTCTACGCTGTAAAAATTACCTTTTGATGGTATAAGGTCGTATATATCAGCTGTACTGCTCACGCCCTCTTCTGGCGTGGCAATCTCTGCTGTTTTCTCTCCCTGTGGTGCTGCTTCTGCGGTTTCCTTTGACCGCTGGTTTAATAACTCTGTCAAGTTGAATTTCTTTGCTGCTCCTGCCATTGTCTTTTCCCTCCTAACGTGTCCGAATTGGTCACATTCTCAACCATTCTTCCACTAACGCTTTATAGTCGGCACTTGCGCCGCAGCGTGGGGAATATAAAATGATTGGTAATCTTTCAAATGTGCTTGGCTTCATTTTTGGTGTCTTTCTGATATGTGTTTCAAACACCGGATATTCAAGCGTCTTCAAGAACTCTTCGCCCTGTGTGTCTGCTTCATTGGTTCTGTCGTACTGTGTGACAAAGCAGCCGCAGAAGCGCAACTGTTGGTTCAAATCCTCACGGGTGTTGTCAATTTGTTCTTTCAGTTCTGCCAGTCCGTCTATTGCAAAATCATCAATGGTGATAGGCACCATCACGTCATCAGAAGCCACCAGCGCATTTATGGTTGAAATGTTAATGTCCGGTGCGTTGTCAATAATGCAGTAGTCATATTCATTCTGTAAGCCGTCAAGAAACTTCTTGAAGCGTGTCTGCTGTGGTCTTGACTGGTCCAGCATGACTTCCAGATTGGCTGTAAGCAAATTCATGTTTGCTGTGATAATGTCCAGCCCGTCAAAGTCCGTGTGCTGGATAACCTCTGCCGGGTCAATGCCCCGCTGTGTCATTACCTCTGCCGTGCCCTTATGGTCATAGCTGTGGCGGTTCATAATCTTGCTTGCGTTGCCCTGCTTGTCATTGTCAATCAATAAGACTTTGCAGCCTTTGACTGCTGCCAGAATGTGTGCCATATTTACGCTGGAAATGGTCTTTGCCACTCCCCCTTTGAGATTGATAATTGATAATGTTTTCATGTGGTATTCCTCCTTGTATCTGGTATGAATTTATAGTTGCTTCCCAGTAATGCACGGGGCGGGACTTGAACCCGCACCCGGCAGCTTCGGTGGCTGCTGCGCTATCCATTGCGCCACCCGTGCTTCTAATTCTCTTTGTAGAAAAATCTTAGATACCAAAGTGTCATATTGCCGTCTTCCTTGTATTCCAGCTGCATTGTTGCGCCCGTGTTCTTGCAAAATGTCTTTACCGGGTCTGCCGTCTTTAGTTCTTCCAGTCTTTTCATTCCTCTTTTATGCTGTTCTTCAAGCGTTCCGTCCTTTTCAAAATCTTCCTTGCAGCTTTTTAAACATGAATGTTTTTGGTCTTCTTCTCTTCGGTACTCTCTGTCAACCAATGTGCCGTTGTCGTATGCTTCTACAATGTCAATCCAAGTTTGACGTGTACTACACTTTTCATCAGCCGCCCAGCTGCGCAGTGTGTTGATTTTCTTTCCCCAGTATTGCGCTGACTTTTTAGCTTCTTTCATTGTGTCTGCTGTATCTGCCAACTGCGCTTCTGCTCTTTTTATTCTTGCTTCATGGTCCATGGAAGAAAAGAAACAAATCGTTGCTGTTCCTAACCTCTGTTGTTTAGCGTTCATAACGCAAGTGTAATTCAGATTTTGTTTTTTAAGCTGTCTGCTCATTTTTGTGTATTCTTTTTTGATTTCCTGCAATGTCATTTTGTGTACCTCCGTTTGCTTTACTTCTTTAACTGTCTTTATTATATACTTACGGAAGTATAAAATCTATTGACATTCTGCACAATCTTACGGAAGTATATTTGTATATTTTGTATACTTCCGTAAGTATTTGTTATTATCTGTCACGGCGTTTCAGTTCGTCTGCAAATTCTCTGACTGGAACTTTCACGGTCAATGGTTCATACTTCCCGCAGCCGTCCAGTTCATACAAGAACTGTGTTTCACCTTTTTTCAGATAGTGGAGCGTCGCAATGTCTGTAACCTTATGCAGTGCAACTGCTGCCGTTGTAATCACCGTGCAACCTTGCGGCAGATAAAGTGCTTCTTTTGCTTCTCCGTCCTTTGATACCTTGATTGCTACCGTGTCCCCAATCTCTAACGGACACACCGCCTTGAAAAATTCTGCTTTCATTCCTCTTTGTCCTCCTGTTCGTATTTCTTCCGGTTCTCATGCTTTACAACCCAAGCTGCTTCCCTTACTACCACATAGACCAGAAATAAAATTCCAAGTCCCACGCAGACCGCAAAGAATGTCACCAGTGCTTTTACAACCTCAATCAGAAATGCAATCATTGTTCTTTCCCTCCCTCATTTTCTGTTTTGCCCAGCCAATAGCCCGGCTGCTTGCGTTTATCTGGTGTAGCTGGCGCACTCTTATGTTGTTTGTCTTTTCTTCCGCTTCTGCCTGCTGCCGTGCCAGCTGTCGGCGGTATAGTAATTCTTTCCCGCTGTAATACTTCCGCTTCTTTTTCGCCATCTTTATTCCTCCTAAAAGTATTTGCGCTGGTATCTGCTGCCCTTGCTTGCCTGCTTGCGTCGCTGGCGCTGTTTTCTTCTCTTCTGGTACTGGGCGTCTTCTGCTGCTGCCACCTGCCTTTTGACTGCTTCGTGGTCTATGTTGTCAACCTCTTCTTGCAGGACTTCCAGCACTTCAACTTCACTGTCCTTGAAAGTGAATGTCATACCGGGGTCATACTCTCCACTTGTCCAGTCTTTCTGGAACTTCTCAAAATTATCTCTGTATCTATACGGTGCCTGTGGGTGGTACTGTTCGGCTTCATATATGCCCAGCATAACTTCTTTGTCGTCCTTGTCGTCCCAGTTGTAAAGGTGCCAGCTTTCGTGGTTGTCCCAGTTCCACTTTGACAAATACAGCACTATTCCGTCAAAGTAGTTACCCTCACGCACCATGCCTTTCATTTGCTTGCAGGTGAAGCCCTGCCCTTTTAATTCCTCTTTGATTTTCTCATAGTCCCTGCCGCCAGTATGTAACTTTGCTTTTACGATTAACGGCAAATACTGTGGCTGTTTATCTTCTTTTCTTGCCATTGCTTGTCCTTTCCAGTCTGTCTGCAATCCTCAATATGCTTTCCATTGACTTTCTAATGTTTGTGTCTGTGCCCTCTGTGATTTTCAGCACGTCTGCTATGTCCCGCAGTTCTTGTGCCATTTCTTCTGTTTCCCCGGTCACAATGTCGTATTTATTGCGGCAGGCGGTGCAGACCTGCGAACCCTCCGGGATAACTTCA